TCAGCATCAGAACAGGAGGTACTATACGGTGGAGCGGCTGGTGGTGGTAAGTCTTTTGCTATGTTGGCCGATCCTGTTAGGTATTTTAATAATCCTTTATCTTCTATGTTACTTGTACGAAGAAGCACAGAAGAACTCAGGGAACTTATCTCAGTGTCCAAACAACTCTATCCCAAAGCAATCCCCGGCATTAAGTTTATGGAAAGAGATAAAACGTGGGTAGCTCCAAGCGGTGCTACTCTTTGGCTTTCATATCTAGATAGGGATGATGATGTACAAAGATACCAAGGACAAGCTTTTAATTGGATTGGTTTTGACGAACTTACACAATGGCCTAGCCCTTATCCTTGGAACTATATGAGGTCAAGATTACGTACTACTAAAAACAGTGGCTTACAGTTATACCAAAGAGCTACTACTAACCCCGGCGGAGCTGGTCATCAATGGGTTAAAAAAACTTTTGTAGACCCAGCACCTCATAATACTAGCTTTGATGCTACTGACCCTGAGACAGGGGAACGCATTGCTTGGCCCAGAGGTCACTCAAAAGAAGGTGAGCCATTATTTAAACGCAGGTTTATTCCTGCTACTTTATTTGATAACCCGTATTTATCTGATGATGGTCTATATGAAGCTAATCTACTATCACTACCAGAACATCAACGTAAGCAACTACTAGAAGGTAACTGGGATGTAAATGAGGGTGCTGCTTTTCCTGAGTGGAACAGACAGATACACGTAGTAGAACCCTTTGATATACCTAGAAGCTGGTCAAAGTTTAGAGCATGTGATTACGGATATGGTTCTTACTCAGGGGTTGTTTGGTTTGCAGTATCTCCTGATGAACAACTTATAGTTTACCGAGAAATGTATTGCTCAAAGGTCATAGCTACTGATCTAGCTGATATGATACTAGAAGCAGAAGACGGAGAGAAAATACGCTACGGAGTACTTGACTCATCTCTCTGGCATAAACGTGGGGATACTGGCCCAAGTCTAGCTGAACAAATGATTATGAGAGGTTGCAGGTGGAGACCTGCTGACAGGTCCAGAGGTTCAAGGGTAGCAGGTAAGAACGAAATACACAGACGATTACAAGTAGATGAATTTACTGAAGAGCCAAGGTTGGTATTCTTTAATACTTGCACTAGTACCATATCACAAATGCCAGCACTACCTTTGGATAAGAACAACCCTGAAGACGTAGACAAACACTCAGAAGATCACATGTATGATGCAATTAGGTACGGGGTTATGACAAGACCAAGAAGCTGTTTGTTTGATTTTGATCCTGCATCACAAAGATCAGGCTTCCAAGCAAGCGACCCAACGTTTGGTTATTAAGGAAATACTATGGACGAATTTGAAGAAAGCATGGGAATGGACATTGAAGAGGCAAGTTCTTTAGATGACATGAAAGAAGATACCTATAGTGATCCTCTTGCAGGTAGCATTGTAGGCCTTGTTCAAGGTCAATATAAGAAAGCTTCTGATGCTAGAGAGACAGAAGAAAACCGTTGGATACAAGCTTATCGTAATTATCGTGGTCTTTATGGGCCTGATGTTCAGTTTACTTCTACAGAAAAATCTCAAGTCTTTGTCAAAGTAACTAAGACTAAAGTTCTTGCTGCATACGGTCAAATTATTGAAGTTCTTTTTGGCAACAATAAATTTCCAATTACGGTAGACCCTACTACTTTACCAGAGGGTGTAGAAGAAGCTGTATATTTTGAAACCAATGAAGAATTAAAAGAAGCTTTTCAACCTAGTCCAGAGGATAGGAAATTACTGCCCGGTGAGACTCTGACTGACCTTAATGAACGGTTAGCCGCATTAAAAAATAAACTTGCTCCTGTAGAAAGTCAGTTAAAAAAGGGTGAAGGTACTACTGCTACAGAAGTTACATTTCATCCTGCTATGGTATCAGCTAAGAAAATGGAAAAGAAAATCCATGATCAGCTTGAAGAATCTAATGCAAACAAACAACTACGTGTAGCTGCTTTTGAGTGTGCTTTATTTGGTACAGGCGTTATGAAGGGGCCATTTGCTATAGACAAAGAGTATGCTAATTGGAGTGAAGAAGGTGAATATAGTCCTACTATTAAAACCATACCTCAAACTTCTAGTGTATCTCTTTGGAACTTCTACCCTGATCCTGATGCTTCTAATATGGATGAAGCTGAATATGTAGTAGAACGTCATAAGATGTCACGTACTCAACTACGTAATCTTAAGAAACGTCCTTTCTTTAGAAGTAATGCTATTGATCTTGCTGTATCTGACGGTGAGTCCTACACCAAAGAATGGTGGGAACAAGCAATGGAAGATGATGCTCAGGAATCCAAAGCTGAACGTTTTGAAGTTCTTGAGTTCTGGGGTAGCGTAGACACAGAGGTTCTTGAAGGACATGACATAGATATCCCTGCAGAACTAGCAGATATGGATCAGGTCAATGTAAACATCTGGGTATGTAACGGCAAGGTATTGCGTTTAGTTATGAACCCATTTACTCCCTCTATCATTCCCTATTATGCAGTGCCATACGAGGTAAGCCCCTATAGTTTATTTGGCGTGGGTATTGCTGAGAACATGGATGATACACAGACTCTAATGAATGGCTTTATGCGTATGGCTGTTGACAATGCTGCACTATCTGGTAATATGCTTATTGAGGTGGACGAAACTAACTTAGTTCCCGGTCAAGACTTGTCAGTATACCCCGGCAAAGTCTTTCGTCGCCAAGGCGGTGCTCCGGGTCAAGCTATCTTTGGCACCAAGTTTCCCAACGTATCCAATGAAAACATGCAGATGTTTGACAAAGCACGTGTATTAGCAGACGAGAGTACAGGCTTCCCTAGCTTTGCTCATGGTCAAACAGGAGTACAAGGTGTTGGACGTACAGCTTCTGGCATTAGTATGCTTATGTCTGCTGCTAATGGTTCTATACGAAATGTAGTTAAGAATGTAGACGATTATTTACTAGCACCATTAGCTAAAGCATTCTTTAACTTTAACATGCAGTTTGATTACGATGATGAGATTAAAGGTGATCTTGACGTTAAAGCTCGTGGTACTGAAAGTTTAATGGCTAACGAGGTACGTAGTCAACGCTTAATGCAATTCCTTGGTGTGGTACAAAACCCTGTACTAGCTCCCTTTGCTAAGATGGATTACATCGTGCGTGAGATTGCTAAGTCTATGGACCTTGACCCAGACAAGCTAGTAAATTCAATGAGTGATGCTGCTATACAAGCTGAGATACTTAAAAAGTTTCGTGAAGAAAATCCACCACCACCTCAACCACAAGCAGGTCCACCAGCTCCACAAGGAGGTCCACCAGCAGGGGCACAGGTACAGGATACTCAAGGTAGCGGTGGGGGTACTATAGGTACAGGCACAGCACCTCAGCCGGGAGAACAGGGCTTCTCAGCTAACACTGGACAAGGACCAATGCAGTGAGTTTAAAACTACTAGTAAATAACCCAGAAGCATGGAAAGCATTTGAAGCTGAACTAGATGAACGTATTGATGCTAGTTACAAAATGTTTTCTCAGTCGGATGAATCTCATGTAATGTATAGGTTACAGGGACAGATACATGCACTACAAGCTTTAAAGCAGCTTAGGTTAAAGGTTAATGCTAATGGTTGATCAAACCCAAAGAGCATTTAGTCTTTCTGGTTCTAATGTAGGTAAAGTTAGAGGTCTTGGACCTAAAGACCCTAATTATAAAGGTACAGGTTACGGCCCTTTAATAGCAGGTAATATTGCTGAAGTGGCTAGTGTAATTGCAGATGATCCTGTAGGTTTTGCTAAAGATACTGCGGTAGGGGTCTACGAAGAAGGTAAAGATTTTTTATCTCGTCCTATTGATTACAGTAAAGAGGTTGTTCAAGAGGTTGTTGAAAGTGCTGCAGATTTAAAAAACAAAGATATAAATGCAAGGCTTCAAGAAAAATATGGTGTAACCTTTGAACAAGCCACACCAGAACAAGTTGATGATATTAGGCAATCAATTTTATCAGATTCAATGACAGCTTCAGGTTTAATACCTGCTGCTGGTCTTGTTGGAGCTGCCGCTAAATTAAGTATTAAAAATGCAAATATAGATAAAGCAATGTCTTTAGGTGAAACAGAGGGATCTGTTTTTAAAGGTAAGTTAAATTTAATTCACGGATTTAATCCCCCAGAAGACGCCCCAGATTTAATACCTACTTTTACAACCTCAGAAAAATATGGGGGAGAACGGTATGGTGAACTTGATGGGGGAGACACTCTTGGAGGAAGTTACGGAAGCACAGGTGTTTATTTAGAAAATCCATCTGACCCTTTATTTTTTAATGACCCAAATATAGTAGGGTTTTATGCACCTAAAACAGCAGAAGTATCTGCAGAATTTAATAAAGCTTTTATTCTAAGACCTAATACAATAAAAGAACTAGAAAAAATTACAGGTATAAATTTAAAAGAAACCTTACCTAAAATTAAAAACGGAGAACTTACAGAAAAAAATTACTTAGCAGAAGAACAAGGTGAAGCAATATCAAAAAAATTAAAAGAGTTAGGTTATGATGGACTTATAGTAAAAGATTTTTTTGTGGGAGATAAAGAAATTGCTGTTTTTGATAAGTACGAATCCTTACTTAGTAAAATAAGAGCAGAGTCTCAAAAAAAATATGGAAAAGCTATACCTGAAGAGGGTACAAAAGAACGTCAAAAAATTAGAACCCTTTATAGAAAACAAAACAGAGAACTAGAAAAAATTTATAATAAGGTAGGTATTCATCCATTATTAACACAACCACAAATTATACACTTAAAACCTGAAACACTTAAAACAAAAAAAGTTTTTCCCGAAAGTTTACAATCAGACCCAGCTCAAGTAATTGACCTATTAGGTACTCAACCTGTACAAGGGGAAAAAACTCCTAGTTATTTAAAAAATATTTCTAACAAAGTACTTTCTAAAAATATTCCTTTAGAAATTAAACCTTCTGAATATGGATTTCGTCAAGATAATCCCGGTGAGTCATACACTAAAACAAAACAAAAAATTGCAGAAGATAAGGCCAAAGAGTATAAAGGTGAGGGTGGCTCAATTGAAAAACTTTTAACTGGCCCTATAACTGGAACTATGGGCGGGAATTTTAAAAAATCTCTTTTTTTAGACACTACTTTTTTATCTAAAATAAAAGGTGCTAATGATGAAGTTAGACGTTCTGGCGATATAAAATATGAAGACCTTAAAAAAATTGTAGAAGAAAAAGGTTTTGATCCAGAACAAAAAGTTTTTGGCTATGATTTTAAACCAGAAGGAATAGCAAATGCTATAAGCATAGGTGTAAATCATAAAGGTCAAGCTTTTTTACTGGAAGGAAATACTAGAGTAGCTCTAGCAAAAGAGATGGATATACCTAGTGTTAGAGCTGAAGTAAAATATTTTAATGGTGCTGAAGAAATAGATAGCCCTTACTCCCCAAAAAATATTTTAAAGTACGCAGAAAAACCAAAAGAATTTAACAAAGGCGGAACCGCAATGAAAGATCAAATGGAAATGAACTTTGGGAAAGCAGAGACAGTGGACCCAGTATCAGGTAATGATGTGCCTCCCGGTTCCTTACCTATAGAAGTACGTGATGATATACCAGCACGTTTATCAGAAGGTGAGTATGTTGTACCTGCTGATGTTGTACGATACTACGGTGTAAAATTCTTTGAGGACTTACGTACTGGGGCAAAAATAGGTTTGCAACAGATGGATGCAGATGGTAGAATAGGTGGTGAACCTATTGAGCCACAACAAACAGAACTTAGTGAAGAAGACCTTGATAGCATTGTACAACAGGCTATGCAAGAACAACAACCTATTATGGCTAATGAGGGTGGTGTTGTAGGTTATCAAATGCCTGACTACCTTAAAAATAAGTTTGCAGGTTCAAGTGTATTTGATTATAACCCAACAAATAAGCCTAAAGCAGCAGATGAAATTATAGAAGATGCTGCTACTCCTACATGTCCTCCCGGTTACACTTATGATAAAGATAAAAAAATGTGTATGCCAGATGCTTCTTCTTCTTTTTCTGATGGCTCAAATGACCCTGACGAACCACCTACAGTTACTCCTAGCTCTTCAAATCCTTGGGGTACAACTGAAACAGGTGAGCTTATAGACTTTAATGATCCGGAGGCATTAGAAAAGTATGTTAACAGTTTTGATACACCTATATTTGATGGTAAGTTTAGCCTAGAATCTACTGAAGGTAAGTTGGCATCCGCAGCTGGGCTAGCAGTACCAGCACTAGGCGTAGTTGCAGGTGTAGCAGGTGTAGCAGGTCAATTAGATGCAACTAGAGATATTGCTGGTATGAAAGCAGCAAGAATTTCTGCTGCTATTTATGGTCATGAAGAACTTGTAAAAAAAATAGATGGTATAATTAAAGAATATGAAGGGCCAGATGGGTTTGGAAGTAAAAACTTTGGTATTGGTCAAGGTTATAATTGGTCAGCAAAAGCCCATGGTTTGACTACAAGAGAAGCTAAAGAGTTTTGGGAGCTATGGGAAGACTCACAAAAAACTGGGGCAACTGATGTAACAAAAGATGCCCTAGAAAAATTGCGTCTGAAATTGTTAGAAAAATCTAGGGCAGCTAGAAAGACAGCTCGTACATCACAAAAAACAAAAGTTGCAAGAGCAGAACAACTAGACTTAGCAAAACAAAATAAACTTCAAGACTTAACCTATGAAAGTGACAGAGATGATTCTAATGACAGGGGTACTTACCTTGGTACTACATCCCCCGGTGCTGGTGGGTATGAGGTTGAAGTCTTTCAACCTGATGA